GACGCTACGGATTCGGTTGATCCTGATTCGGTTGATCCTGATTCGGTTGATCCTGATCCTGACCCTACGGATTCGGTTGATCCTGATCCTGACCCTACGGATTCGGTTGATCCTGATCCTGACCCTACGGATTCGGTTGATCCTGATTCGGTTGATCCTGATCCTGACGCTACGGATCCTGACCCTACGGATTCGGTTGATCCTGATTCGGTTGATCCTGATCCTGACGCTACGGATTCGGTTGATCCTGATTCGGTTGATCCTGATTCGGATCAGGTTAGCGTAGATTCCAACCACACCAGCAGCGGATCCGTCAAGCGTTCGCCCATAAGCGTCGCTGATCAAACGGATCTGCTTTTTTGTATCCGTTGCTACCGTTTGCCTCTTGTGGGATCGGTGCCGCACCTTTATAGTTGCGGAGCGAACCTAGACAACTGAAGAACGGATCGGGCGGAGCGCAAGGCGCACCGCGTGTCGCGTGTCGGGCGGGATCCCACGGGCACCGATTCTCTATTCTTTATAGTTTCCAGGTTTCGTTTGTTTACACTTTAACCCACAATCGGAGACACTAAATGTCTATTCTGGTCGGTCAAGTTGAAACAATGCTTCCCGAATTGTTGGAAGCAATGCAACAGGCAGACGCTGCTAAACAGCGCGTTGATTCTCTCAAAGCGCAATTAGTTGCGATAATTGAGGAACCCCAAACAGTTAAAACCTGCTGGGGTTCGGTCACACTTAACAAGGGAAGGCGCACGGTTAAGGTTACAGACAAGGCGCTGAATGCTCAGATCACCTTACTTAAAGAGACTGGAGTCTCTGAGGGTAAGTGTGAGGAATCGATCGGATCTCCTTTCATTACTGTTAGAAAGTCCGACCGTTAAGTTCACTTAAGGGAGGTTAATCGCCTCCCTTTCATTCACCTTTCACCACCACACTTCTGAAATGACTGTTACTGTTAAGACAAACAACGTTCCCAGAGAGTGCATTATGGGGCAGTGGTTGCCAGGGTTTGGGGCATTGAATCCTGGCAGTCTTTATAGTAAACTGCGCGCCGAGTTCGACTACCTTACCGAAGACGAATTCGATCAAACCGAATTCTTCCAGTATCGCGGGGTTTGGTATGCTGTCGCAGACTTTATTCGGGTCGTTGCTGCACCTCATGAGCACCTTTATGGTTGGGATGGGTATAGTTCAGACTCCTACTTCTCAGGAGTTGTGATGAAGTACAACTACGATGGCACTGTAGTTGTGGGACGCTACTGTTCCTGAGGTAAGTTACACTCTAGGGGTGGATCTTCCACCCCTTTTCATTCACCTTTCACCCTAACTTTTCACCACAATGAAGAACTTTATCGCTGCTGCCGCTAAATTAGATTTAACGGTAGAAGACATTCTTGACATACTTGCATTAGATTTTGATGACATAGAGACCGAGAATCTATCGGTCAATGAAATACTTGAAGCGGTCAGGGATTGTGATTGCTTTGAGTCGGATTGGGCGTCAGGTTGTGACAGCGTTTCCAACTTTATCGACGCCTGAGTTACATTCAGGGGGAGACAATCCTCCCCCTTTCTTTTCACTTTTCACCACACTTTTCACCACCATGGCAACACTTTACACTCGCAAGATTGAGTGGGAGAATGGCACACAGTGGGATAATTTCCCCGAGTTAGGTTCAATCTACACGCAATCTATGCTCATCTTCGACGAGTACGAAGGCAAATACAACGTTTCTTTTAGTGTTGGCGACGGACGCAGATTGGGCGTCCTGTTTGTAGATGTAGAGTCCTACGATTGCGACGGTTACGCTCACACAATGCATTATAGTTTGGGGCAGTTTTACACAAACGAAGGCGCAATGAAGTTCGCTCAGTTTGCTTTTGAGCACTTTTGTTTAGAGTTTAACTGGAAAGTTTGTCCCTCATTTCAGTGCTTAGATTACATTGACGGCGAACCTTACACGCTCGCTGGTGATGAGGTTGTGAGCGAGATTGTCTACGGTTGAGCACACTTAGGGGCAGTATTCTCTGCCCCTATTCTTTCACTTTCACACTACACTTTCGCGTCATGCCTATTTCAACTGTCAACACTTCCGCCACTGAGTTACACTGGGTCGTTGTAGGTTACGATACCCGCCAGCACCGGAATGTCGCCTTAGGTTATACTTGTGACACGCGGGCGCAAGCATACGCTAAGTGCCAAAAGTTACACCCCGATGTTGATGTTTACTTCGTGCGATTGGGGGACCTTAACTAATGCGTTCGTGGGCGGCAGTTAGGTATACCCTGCCGCCCTAATCGCCTGCGTTCGTGCGTGTTTGGCAGTCCTAATCCGCCGCGATGGCGGATGCGGGGGGGTCATGGGGGCGTTTAAAAACAGCTAACTACCCTAACCTACAAAGTGTTACGGAAGCGAGATAACTATAAGACTCAAAAACAAAAAAAAAATCGCCCACCAAAAACAAAAAATTCCTATATAAAATTGAAAAATGAAATCCCCTAGATGAAAAAAAATTCCTCAGAAAATTTTAGATCCCTACAAGTCGATCCAATAAACGGTGATTATTATGTTATAATACCAGAGTGGCTTGTCAATGATTTAAATTGGTATGAAGATACCGAAATAGAATTCACAATCGATGGAAAAGAAATTATACTCTCAGAAAAAAAAGATGATTGAAACACTTTATCACATATATTTAAAAAATAAATGCATCTATCATTCATTAACTGAAGATGAATTTAATTTGACATGGAAAATGATTTCAGAGTTTCTTTCAATTACAGATGATTCAAAAAAGAATGATCTTTCTTATGAAGAAGTAGTACGTTCAAAAGAAGTCGCACTGAATTCATCTCATTGACAATTACCTATATACTTGGTATGATACTGAAGTAAAAATCATTCAATTATGGCTAAAGGATTCACTGTAAAAGCAAAGGCACCAATAGCAAGTTCAAATAGTGCTCCCGAATGGGATTACAATTTGGCAAAAGAAATGGTCAGAGGAAAATCGATTGTCTTTTGTTTACCCGGAAGAGGAGTTTCTTATACTTACCTGAAGAACTTCGTACAACTTTGTTTTGACTTAGTACAAACAGGGGCAAGTATTCAAATCTCGCAAGACTATTCATCCATGGTAAACTTTGCAAGATGCAAATGTTTAGGAGCGAATGTACTGCGAGGACCTGATCAACTTCCCTGGGACGGAAAATTAAATTACGATTGGCAACTTTGGATTGACTCGGATATCGTCTTTAGTAGCGAAAAATTCTGGCAATTGATTCTAATGGATAAAGACATTGCATCTGGTTGGTACTGTACAGAAGACGGTCATACAACTTCCGTAGCGCACTGGATGGAAGAAGATGACTTCCGAAGCAATGGTGGTGTCATGAATCATGAAACCATTGAAAGTATCAGTAAGCGTCGTAAACCATTTACAGTTGATTATGCTGGATTTGGTTGGTTAATGATTAAGAAGGGAGTCTTCGAGCATCCTGAAATGAAGTATCCTTGGTTCGCTCCCAAGATGCAAGTCTTTGAATCTGGAGAGGTACAAGACATGTGTGGAGAAGATGTGTCATTCTGTCTGGATGCAAAAGAGGCAGGATTTGAGATTTGGTGTGATCCTCGTATTCGCGTCGGTCACGAAAAAACAAGAGTTATTTGAGTCTATGACATATAATCACGAAAAATATAATATCTACTGCAATGGTCGCAAAATTTATTCCGATCTTTCAGAGGAAGACTATTTGGATGTGATGGAAGACCTGGCGCAGGAGTTCTATGAAAAAGGAACTCCTGCTCCTCATGAATTAAACACTGAAATTATACAAGGAGATTAAAGTCTTATGGCAACTAAAGCAAAAGGTGGATTGAGCAAGAACAATTCTTATAATCCTGGGCCTCCGAAGAAAACACGTCAAGGAGATGGTGATGGAACCAAGTATGCCGCATCTTCTCGTAATGGAGCACGTAAGAAGTATAGGGGCCAAGGTAAAGGATAATGTCTTATTTAAACCATAACCTTCCAGACTGGTCTTGTTACATTCGTAATGAATTTTTATTCAACCATAAAAAAGGTCATGGTGAAGTAACAAAATGTGATGTACATTCTGTTGCAAGTATCGAAAAAAGAGTGCCTTTGTTTGAGGCGTTTCTTGAAAATGGCGTGAATTGGACTCGGCGTCCTCTTCACGCTTTTTGCTGGAAACCTGATGCTCTGATTGAACCACTTGAAGACATTATGTATTGGGACTGTTTTTCACCATATATTGATGTACAAAAAAGATCACGTCTTTCTGGATTGCAAGCAGAATTAATTCGCCCAGATGGAAAAAAAGTTTTAGGAACTTATATGTTCACTCTAGATTGGTCATGGGAGAATAAAGGAATACCAGACTTGAACTTTTCTGAGACACCAGAGCACAAATGCGCTCACTTATTCAAAGTTGAAACTGGAAATTATTATGCATATCCAAATAATCGTATTATTTGGTATGACAATGCCTGGACATTTAACAGAATTGATAAAAATCCAGGATATGAAATTGATATGACAATATATTCTGTAGAAAACAAAAGAAAATTGGAGACTTCTGATCATTACATATATGAAATTAATAATTTAGATCAGAATAAATAATTTTTTTTGCATAATACCGAATTGGAACAGCACTCAATGGGAAGACACCTACTTTTAGAGGTGTATGATGTTGATTTTGAAGCGATTAACGATATGGAATCGCTTCAAAATACCATGATTAAAGGTATAAATCGTGCAAAAATGACTATTTTGAACGTTTTTTCTCATTGTTTTATTCCTCAAGGGTGTACAATTGTCCTTGCACTTGCAGAAAGTCATGTTTCTTGTCATACATGGCCCGAAAATGGATGTCTTGCAATAGATGTTTATACTTGCGGTGAAGGAAATCCAAAAATAATTGCACTTGAACTTTTAAAATACTTAAATTCGGACAATTATACGATTAGAGAATTAAATCGTTAAATAGTGACAAGGAGATAGCAACCTCCTTTTCAAAAAAGTTCTGTTTTTACAAAAAACAGGAGCTAAAATGTCCAATTTACCAGTTGACAGAGACAAAGAATACATGTATCAGATGTGGGGAACTACTTCTCTTACATCTGATTACAATAGTTTAGATCAAAAACCCAAAGTGATTCAAGAAATTATGCACGATGATATCTCAAAAAATCAACATCACCTAAAGGAACAATCTGAACTGCACCAAAAAATTAGAAATTCTAATGATTATGATGATTGGGAATATGGTACAGAACCAAATTACGGAATTTCTTGGAAATAACCATAAATAACTGAAGAAAAAGTCCTGTTCCGATGGCAGTCAACGCAATTACAAGGATATCTAGATCATTCAAGGACATTAGTTTGTCTTTTGAACCACATCCAGTAACTAAAGATTTGCCAATTTTAAAAAATGAAAGAGCGATTATAAGATCAGTTCGTAATATTGTAGAAACAATACCAACTGAAAGATTTTTTAATCCGGATTTTGGTTCGGATGTAAGATCAAGTTTATTTGGAATCGTTGATTATGCAACGGTGTCTATTATTGAAGAACAAATTCTCATAGCGATCAATTCCTATGAACCAAGAGTTGAAAATGTTCAAGTTACAGTAGATCCAGGACTTGACAATAATGCTTTAGAAGTTACTGTAATCTTCGATATTATTGGACAGGACTTCCCAACACAAGAGTTTACTTTCATCCTAGAGGCAACGAGATAAAATGCCTTTCACCAATTATACCAACTTAGATTTTGATCAGATAAAATCTTCAATTAAAGATTATTTAAGAGCGAACAGTAATTTTACTGATTTTGACTTTGAGGGATCTAATTTTTCAGTTTTAATTGATACCTTAGCATATAATACTTATATTAATGCATTTAATTCAAATTTATCTGTCAATGAGGTATTTTTAGATTCTGCAACTCTTCGAGAAAATGTAGTATCTCTTGCAAGAAATATTGGGTATGTTCCAAGGTCTAGAAAGTCTTCAACTGCAGTAGTTTCATTTAATATTGAAACTGCAAGTGAAACTCCCACAATTACGCTTCAATCTGGATTAGTCTGTGTAGGATCTGCAGATAATAGTTCTTATATATTTTCAATACCAGAAGAAATTACCCGTACTGTATCCAATGGTGTTGCAACATTTGATAATATTCAAATTTCTCAGGGAAGATTTTTAAATTTATCGTTTACTGTAAACGGTTCTTTAGATCAAAAGTTCATAATTCCAAACCCATATGTAGACACCAGTACAATTCGAGTGTATGTAAAAGGAATTAATGACCCAGGTATAGGTAAAAAATATTCTTTAGTTGATAATATTATTACAGTAGATAGTACCTCTG